GCGGGACGCTACTAAACCCAACTATACCAATCAAAGCGTTCTAAACATTCAAGACCTGCTGTTTTTAGAAAACAGAGATAGAAAGTACGATACCAGTGTTTATGTGATGCGTGGCATTTACACTGTCAGCGACCACGACTGGGACTTGTCACAGTTTGGTTTAATGTTAAGTTCCGACATGATTGTTATGACTTTTCATTTAAACGATACTGTTGCTATGATTGGTCGTAAATTGATGAGCGGTGATGTAATTGAACTACAGCACAAAAAGGACTACTATCCTTTAAACGCCGAGCTGCCCGCGGCACTGAAAAGATTTTATGTGATTGAAGATGTTACTTTTGCTGCCGAAGGCTTTAGTCAAACTTGGTGGCCGCATTTGATTAGAATCAAGGCTAAACCATTGGTTAACGCACAAGAATACAAAGACATACTGAACAATGTTGCTGCCAGCGACAATACAGAAACTCCTATCGGGGCTGTTATGACTAATCTTGCTAAACTAGGCGAAATTAATGATGCTATTCTAGCACAGGCTCAAATCGATGTGCCCCTAAGCGGAACAAATATTGATCCATTGTATAACTTGCCGCTGAATCCCGACGGGAGTCCAGGTGATCCTACTGGCCAGTACGCTAACAGCACAGAGCTGTATGTGGACAGCACAGTAGACTATGGCACACAGCCTACCACCCCAGACAGCAACATTCCTGCTTATTTGGGCGGTGATGGTATCGCTCCCGACGGCTGGCCAGTTACTGCTGGTACAACTTATCCTACAAATCCAAATATAGGTGACTACTGTTTGCGTACAGATTATGTACCAAATAGATTATTTAGATTCGATGGCCTAAGATGGGTTAAAATTGAAGATAAAAATCGTACCAATACAACTCCAGGGTCTACTAATAATACCCAACATGGTCTGTTCTATAATAATACTTCTACATTTACAGACACAGAAGGCCGAACACAGAATACTCGTCAAAGTCTCAGTAAGGCACTTACACCCAAGGCGGACAATTAATGGCATATCAGCAATTTTTCTACGATCAGCAAATACGCAGATACATTATTCAATTTGTTAGAATACTTAGTAATCTGCAGGTTGAATTTGGCAAGGATCGCAATGGTGTTACAGCACTGCAGCGAGTACCTGTTATATATGGTGACAGCAGCAGACAGGTAGCGTATGTTATTCAGCAAGGCAGTGAAAACTACATGCAGAGTACACCTTGCATGGCTGTTTATATCAGCGGCCTTGAATATGATCGTGCCAGAGTTCAAAATCCAACTTATGTAGATAAGTTAAATCTTCGCGAGCGTTATTATGACACTGCCACAGGCGAGTACGCTACAGTACAGGGTGATACTTTTACCGTAGAGCGTTTGATGCCTGTTCCTTATAAGCTTACTTTAAAAGTCGAAGTTTGGACCAGTAACACTGAACAAAAATTACAGATCTTAGAACAACTGTGTACACTGTTTAATCCGGCGCTGGAAATTCAAAGTACCGACAATTACATCGATTGGACCAGCATTAGTTATATTCTCTTAACGGGTGTAAATTGGAGCAGTAAACCTGTACCCACAGGCACTGAAACTCCACAGATAGAAACTGCTACACTGACATTTGAATTGCCTATCTTTATCAGTGCTCCTGCACTGGTCAAGAAGTTGGGTGTGATTCAAAAGATTATTGCAAATTTGTATGATGCAAATGGTAATATCAACACCGCTATATACGATGATGCTAACTTAATGGGTCGTCAATATTTTACAGTGCTTAACTATGGAATTATTCTAGTAGAAAATGAAGTAAGACTAGTAAAATACAACGAACATGCGGTTGAAGAATTTGGTCAACAGATTGTAGCCAATGTTATAAGTGACATTACCACAGGTAATACCACAGTGAATTTAGATATCAATGCCAGCAGCATTAGGCCTGGCATGGAAGTCATGGGTCTTGCAGTGACTGGTTTTGGTAATTTAACTGCCAACACCAGCAGTACGCTGGTAAATGGTGCAGGCACTAACTTTTTACAAACGCTAGAACCAGGAGTTGTGTTGTTTGTAAACAATAACCAACTTGGTGTAGTGGATGCAGTGATCAACAATACTCAAGTAGCACTTACTGAAAACAGTCTCAGCAATGTTTCAGCTAATGCCTACAGTTATATCAAGTATTTAAATTATGGCAATACCATTGTTCTAAGCACTGCAGGCAATACAGTTACCACCAGTAATTTAGTTTATGCTAATGTGGGTGACAAGATTGTGTTTACTGCTGTAGACTATAAGTATGGAACAAATGAGCCATGGCGCGATATAGTTAACATATATGGTAATTTGGTAAATGGCAGCAGCCAAATCAGTGTTGAACTTGACAGCGGATTGGAAGTAGTAGGTACTGTAGCATATAACCCTAACGATGACACTGTATTGCTATGGAATCCAGATGTGGACACTATTCCCACAAATACAATTGCACCAATTAATGCCATTATTGATCCTTTAAGCAGCAGGCCGAATCGTGACTTACAGTATTTGGCAAATGGTACAAGATACTTACTGGTCAATGATTATAACAGCACCGAAACAGGTGCCAATGCCAGTGTTTACAATTGGTTAGGCATAGATGACACGCCTCTTGTGGCCTATGCCAATGATATTATACAATATAACGGTAGCCATTGGGTAGTTGCTTTTCAAAGTAACACAGCCATTCCTATTCAGTATGTTACAAATATGACTACAAATACACAATACAAGTGGGATGGCGCACAATGGACTAAGAGTTATGAAGGCTTTTACCCTGCAGGAAAATGGCAACTAATAATATAAATCAAAGTTGCGGTAGTTTAATCTACTGCACCAGCACACACAGATATCTATTTCTATTGCGTAACAACGGCAAATTTCCTGACTCTTGGGGTTTAGTTGGAGGCAAGATCGAACAAGGTGAATCTATTCTAGAAGGTTTGATGCGAGAAATTCGTGAAGAGCTAGGTGGTGAAATTCGTGGCGCTAAAATTATACCAATCGAACAGTATACCAGTGATAATAAACGATTCACTTATCATACTTTTTTAATTAAAGTAGAAGCAGAGTTTGTACCAGAATTGAATGATGAACACAAGGGATATTGCTGGGTTCCATTAGAAGCTTATCCTAAACCCTTACACCCGGGCGTGTTTAGAAGCATTCGTGCTGAAAAGACGCGAATGAAAATTAAAACTCAAGAACGATTAAATTAACTGCGGCCGACGCTGATTTCAATGGTGTGAACAGAACCGTCAGCAATTGCCTGCATGGCTTTGCCCACAACACAACCCAACTGTGCAACACTGTGATCAATGGCCTGAGCTGTACCTGGAATGTTACTGGTAACTAATACCGTGCCTTTGTTAACTGGACCTAGCACCTGACAGGGCACTCTACCTGCCAATGCCACTGCAACACTGTTTTGAGTTTGTAAAGTACCGTTCATAATATATGCAGGATCAGTAGAAACAACACCAGCAACAGCAGTGTCGTGATCACGGATACTTTGAGTAACTTCTTGTTCTCCTCCAAATACAACTACAGTTCCAGGAGAATATGCTGCATCTGCTTGATATCTTTCTGCCAAGTCAGCGTACTGTGCAGAAGTTGCTTTTGCAAATATTGTGTTAAACTGTAGAGTAGTACTACCAATATTAGCATTAGCATTACCAGTTGGCAAAATGTTGCCTGCAAAGTTTGTATTGCCGCTAAATGTTTTGTTAGTAAGAGTTTGAGTAGCAGTTGCTCCGACGAGTGCATATCCACCTACTTGTACACCGTCATGTACCCGCAAAATATCTAAATCAGTGTCTACCACTACTTCACCTATAACACCGGTGAATGTGCTGTTCTGTGCTGTAGTTCCTCGTCTGAATTGTACTTGTACTGCCATATGTTAAACCATTTCTTATATTTAGTTAGGGTACAGTTCCAAAATCATATGAACTAGTAATGCTAGTGTCTGTAACAGACCCAAAATCTACATTTCCCTGAACTCCAGGAAGTTGGGTAACACGGCGCCAACTACGAGTCGTGCTGTTATAGCTGTAAACTATTCCGTTTACTGTAGCTTGTTGACCGTTTGTTGGACTAGTAGGAAATGCCATTTAAAAACCTTTTATATACTTATTTAAATTATTTCTGGGTCCCAGCTAGTGGTTGTTTCATTCCAACGATATTTGCCATCGGGCATGGGTGTAGGCGGTCGCCATCTGCAGGTTTCTGTGTCAAGAATCCAGCTTGGATACGGTTTACTATCGGCCATGCTGTTAATTTTATCAGTTTTTTCTTGGCTGGTCATTGTACGAACTCTATACTTTTCAACGCACTCATTATTAATGATTTCTAGAACTTGTTCAATAACCAAGTATGGTTCATCTACATAGGGTGCAGGATTTTGTTTATATTTTATAAATCCATGGCTTTTAGTTTCAATATTAAAATCAGAATAAATCATTAGAATATTTTCTAAAACCATGGGATAGTTAACTGGCAAATTGTTTTCAACTTTGATGTATAAATTCATTTAAGTATCCAGTGCATTTCCAGGAAAGAATCTTGGGCCCGACGCATTTGATCCCCATACAATTCTTACAAAACCATTTGCGCCGGCTGTTGATGTTCCAGTTCCGTTATCAAAAGGGCCTCCGGCGCCGCCACCAGGAAATCCGGCGGTGCCGCCCACCGACGGAGCACTCTGTGAACCATTTCCTGCTCCACCTGCGGTTGTCGGAACTGCGGCACTATAAGTATAGCCGCCACCGCCACCTCCACCAGTTTGATCAGTTTGACCTGCGCCGCCGGCGCCACCGCCACCACTAGGTGCTCCGCCGGTAGTGTTGGCTGCTCCGCCTTGACCCCCTGTAGGGCCTGGTGATGCAGGTAAGCCGTCGTAGGAAACGCCAGAAATTGCGCCTTTGCCACCACCGCCTACGCCGCCTGCACTAGCGCCTCCGCCTCCACCCCCGCCTCCATTAAAAGAGGCTCCACCTTGTCCTCCAGCGTACTGCCCGATGGTTTTAGTAGTGCCGCCAGCTACAGTTCCATTATTAAAATTTGCTGTTACGCTGCTGTTAGCATTAGTAGTTTGGCCACCACCATAAATTTTTCCACCACCACCGCCATTGGCTGTGATTACAAAGTTTGTTTTTCCAGTTTGAACTAATGTTACTGAACTATTGCCGCCATCATTTCCGTTTACGCCAAATGATGTAGCAGCTGTGCCTCCGGCACCTACTACAATTGTTAATACATCTCCCTGAGCAACAAGAACATTAGAAGCAAAGACACAACCTCCACCTCCACCCCCACCCCCGCCGCCGTCACCATTGTTACCTCTACTACTGCTGCCCCCGCCACCAATGGCCATATAAGAAATATTGCCGCTGATAGGTGCAGAAAAAGAATAAGTTCCAGGTACATTGTAATTTTGATATATGGTTAGGCCTGGCCAGTTTCCTGTGGAACTTATCTGCTGTTGTTCGCTTACACTAAATCTTTTTGGGGGTGAGCTGGTAGTAAATGACTGACCAGGACCCCTAATTCCACCGTTCTGTGCCATTAGCTGATTACCTCATAACTGCAAGTAACAATAAATGTATTTGCTGTTCCAGCTGTTACACCTATACTTTGCGCTTCTTCTAAATAATAAGGTGCATTTTTATCTATGGCCGTCAGCGCACTGTTTGAAGGCACTGTAGTAGTAAGAATAGTAAACGAAGTGCCTGTTATATTAGCGCCATTGTTCCAAAAAACAGTTGCAGTGGCAGAATTTCCTGTTGTATTGCTAATGTTTAATGAATTAATTTTAACCACCGTCGATGAATTTGCTGCATTGTTTAAAATGCTTGTTGCCGATGTTGTGGTTAAGTTTGCCGCTACTGTTTTTCCATAAATTGCTGTAACATTGACTATGTTTACTGCTGCCATTGTTTATCCTCCAAATACTATTGCCATTGCAATAGCCTTTCCTGTTGTTACTGTTGGTGCTGCGGTTGCAGCTGAATTTGCAATTGCATTTCCACTGATATTACCGCCTGTGGTTGATGCTGTACTTATGCCGCCTGTTGCGCTGAAAACTACCGCAGTTGGGTTTGGTGTTGTTGCTGTAGGTATAGGAACAAACGCAAATGCCCCAGAAGTTGGGTCTGTCTTAATACTAGCACCGCCTAAGTTTATCGTATTTGAACTTAGGTATAAGTCCCTAAATCTAAAAGTTGGGCTACCTAGGTCGTAGGCAATATTCGCATTGGGTATTAAATTGCCATATATTGTTGTATTTCCAGTTACTGGTGCACCGGTGGTAGTCGATGGGGCGCCTGTAATATCAACCCAATAAAAGCTAGTACCGTCATTTTGCCATTCGTACAATACATCATTTGCAGTGTCATACCATTGATCACCGCTGACATTGCCTGAAACCGGAGGCGCTGTGCTGGCTGTATAAGTGTTAAATGCTGTGCCCGGATTAAATGTTGAGCCATTGCTCCAAAATACGCCACTGCCAGATATAATATAACTGCTGGCTGTAATATTACCACTAATAGTAGCGTTGGCATTTACTGTTAGACCGGCTACAGTAGCATTAGCATTTGCGTTTATTGTTGTAGTAATAACACCAGATCCAAATGTGCCTGCACCTGTACTGGTAAATGTAGCACCAGTAAACACTGCTCCGGTATTACCAATTGTAGCTGAGTTAATAGCTTGAGCGAAAACTGTGTTAACACCAAGAATATTACCACCTGTACCTGAGCCTACTGTTAAATTGCCAGTAACACCTAGTGTAGTACCTACTGTTGCAGATGCATTAACTGTTAGACCAGCTACTGTAGCATTGGCGTTGGCGTTTACAGTGCCAGTGTTGAGCGCACTTGTAGTTGTGCTGGTAGTAAATGTGCCTGTTGTTCCTGATACAGCTCCGTTACTGACTAAACTACTTACTGTAGCTGCACCGTTGGCATTAATTGGTCCTGTTGCCAAGTTACTGGTTGTTACTTTGGTAGTGAATACGCCTGTTGCACCTGTTAAAGCTGCACTGGCGTTACCAATCGTTGCTGCCGAAATACTTGCACCTGTGAATGCTGCACCTGCGTTACCTATTGTGGCAGCATTTACTGTGGCTGCTGTTACTGTGCTGTTACTGGCCAAAGCGTTGACTGTTGCGGTTCCACTGCTGTTAATAGTTCCTACAACAGCAATACCTGTAGAACTTACTGTCAGTATGCCTGTGTTTGCGGCAAATAGTACTTGAGATCCGTTTTGAGTTGAACTGCCGCGAATATATCTTGTAAAACTGTCCCAGCCTACACCCAAATAGTTAAGACCAAATCTTGCTACTTCATCGCCTGTGTTATTGGTACTGACCCCGTTTTGTGCGGTCAATTGGAAGTTTTGATCTGAACCGTGTGTAAAGTTTGCTGTAATAGAATTAGCTGTGGTCGAAGTAACATTAATTGTAGTGAAACTTGCAGCAGTTCCAGATACTGCACCGTTTGAAGCCAAACTGGCCACAGTGACTGCACCATTGGCATTGATCGGGCCAGTGGCCAAATTACTGGTTGTGACTTTAGTTGCAAATGTACCAGTGTCACCTATTACTGTTGCCCCTGTATTACCAATTGTGGCAGCATTTAGTGTAGGAATAGCCACAGTCGACGGCAAACTTAAAACTACTGCGCCAGTAGTAGGACTTGCTGTAATTTGGTTTGTAGTTCCACTTACACTAGAAACAGCGCCACCGCCGCCCCCTGAGCTGTAAGCTGTACCGTTACTCCAGAATATACCGCTGCCAGATATAATATAACTACTGGCCACAACATTACTAGAAATTGTAGCATTTGTATTAACTGTTAAATTGACTACGGTAATATTAGCGTTAGCATTTAGTGTTGTAGTTACTACGCCTGACCCAAAAGTACCAGTTGTTCCTACGATAGCACCGTTTGAAGTCAGTGCATTAACTGTTGCTGTTCCGTTGGTATTAAGCGTTCCAGTATTAAGAGCACTGGTAGTAGTACTAGTAGTAAATGTACCAGTAGTACCGGTAACTGCACCATTTGATGTTAGGGCGTTTACTGTTGCAGTACTGTTGGCATTGAGTGTACCAGTATTCAACGCTGAAGTTGTTGTGCTGGTTGTGAATGTACCAGTGGCGGCTGTTATGGCTGTAGTAATTGTAGCGTTGCCAGCAACTACATTGCCACCTACATAGATGTTGCCACCTATGCCAGCGCCGCTGTTATTATTAAGAACTAATGCCCCTGTACTGATGCTTGTACTGCGAGTCCCATCACCACCCGACCCGCCACCTGGCTGCGTTCCAGTTAATATGATGTTACCAACTCTAAATGTACCAAATATGCTGTTGCTTTGTGTAATGGTATTTGCTGTGTCGCCTGCACCAGCACTGTACCACTCCAAATATTGAGTATTATTGTTCCAAATAAGTGCAGCATTGTTTGCAGCTGTTTTCCAATAGTGAAATCTAAAACCAATGTCACGCCCGTCGTCACTGGTAGGTGTTGTTAAATTAGCATCTGTATGCAGTTCAATTAAGTTATCACTTACAGCAAGATTATTTGCACCGTAAATTGTGGTATTACCCGTTACTGTCAAGTTTCCAATTGTAGCGTTACCTGACACCAGCAAATTTTGTCCAACATTTAAAGATTTTGCAATACCCACACCACCTGACACTACCAGCGCACCCGAGCCTGTGCCTGCTGAATCTGTAGTATTGGTGATACTTGTTACCCCTGCAACACCTAATGTAGTCCCAATTGTAGCACTGTTGTTAACTGTTAA